CAAGGTCATCACCCAGATCGAGGTGTTGGGGGCACCGCTTCCACCAACACCTCGAGCTGGGTGATGACCTTGGGCGCCGATACCAACCACGCTATCTTCCCGAAGGGCAAACTCGCTGGCTTACAACAGCGAGATATGGGTGAATGGCCCGTGGCTGACCCCGTAGGCAACACCTACCAAGCCTATCGCGAACACTTCAAGTGGGAAATCGGCTTCGCTCAGCGTGATTGGCGCTACATGGCGCGGATCGCCAACGTAGACGTGACCCAGCTGACCGGTGTCTCTGCGGCGAACTTGATCAACCTCTTGGTCCGAGCCCTCTATCGGTTGCCCACCGCACCGGTCAGTGCAACCACAATCCAAACCTCTGACACCCCTGCAGTCCGTGCAGACATGGGACGCACCGTCATCTACTGCAACCGCATCATCCGGACTTACCTCGACCTTCAAGCGATGAACAAGACCAACGTCCTGCTCCGCATTGAAGAGTTCAACGGCAAACCCATCACCACCTTCCGCGGCATCCCGATCCGAACCGTTGACGCGGTTCTGTCGAACGAAGCCCAAGTTACTTGAAAGGAACACAAAATGATCCTCGACGGATTCCTCCAGTTCTCCTCGGCTCAGACCATTGCGTCTACCGTAGGTACCATCAATAGCACCAACGACATCGACCTCGGCGTAGGCCTCGTCGGCAACCAACAAATTCCAACCTTTGCCGCAGGCGGTGGCGCACGAGATATCGGCATCGGCGACGACCCGGCGATGAAAATCCTCTGCCAGATCTCCACCACCGTCACCTCAGGCGGTGCCGCCACTCTTCAGGTCTCCCTTCAAGGCGCTCCTGACTCTGGCACCGGCACGGAAGGCACCTTCACTACATGGTGGTCTTCCCCTGTCTACGCCCTCGGCACCCTCATCGCTGGCGCTCGGCTCTTCGACATGGACATGCCGCGGCCACCCGCAGCTATCGCCATCCCCCGTTTCCTGCGTATGATTTATGCAATCGCAGGCGCAACCACAACTGCCGGAAACATCACCTCCTACATCGTCCTCGACCGGCACGACCTTCCGGAACAATCCAACGCGGTCCTTGGCGGCTACCCCGCCGGCATCAACATCGCAAACTGAGGGGAATGGCAATGACCAAACTTCGTGCACTTCTGGCGGGGGTGGTCATTGCCGCCCTTGCCTTCACCTGTGGTGTATGGGCCCAACCCGTTATCCAAACCGCAATCACCGGAAGTGAAGTCTGGACCGTCGCTCAAGGTCCAGGTGGCCCCGGTGCCTTTATCAGCATCGACACCGTTCGCGGCTCTGAGCCAATGACTACCAAATCCGGTAGTGGCGCAGCTACATCCACTGCTCCTTCAGGCACCCTCTGCTGGGTTGGGACAGCCCCAACGACATGGGCTGTTACCCTTCCCGCCGCACCAGCCAACGGTACCTTCGTTAGGCTCTGTTCCGACACAACCCTGACCACAATGGTTACAGTCACCGCCGGTACAGGCGATACCTTAACCACCACCTTCTCTTCCCAAACCCTTACTGCCAACGCATCCTTTCCCTCTTGGCAGTATTTCACCGCAACCAAGATCTGGTATAGGGTGCAATAATGAAAAAGCTCCTCCTTCCCTCCCTTCTCGTCCTCCTGGGTCTCGTTGCTTTCGCTGGGGCCCAAACTGTCAATCGCTCTATCCAACTCTCCCAGGACCCAACCGGTCCCGTTGGCTACGACGCCGTCCAAGGTGGTACCTACTTCCCGGGCCATATCAACTCCGCTACCCGTGTCGGCCCACCGCCTTCCGTTGGCACTTGCGGTACCACCCCATCCGTCGTCGGCTCTGACAATGCCGGGAAAATCACCACTGGCTCATCTGCCACCACAGCCTGCACCCTGACCTTCGGCACCGTCTTTGCTGTAGCCCCAGCCTGCATGCTTTCCACAACCGTGACCAATGCTGGACCGTTATTCATCGCCACAACCACAACCACAGCGGTGCTTAACTACGCCTCCGCTACCTCTGCGGTTATCTCCTACATCTGTATTGGTCAGTCGTAATGAAAAAGCTCAGCGCTGCACTCTTCCTCTGGCTCGCGCTCTTCAGTGCAGCGCGAGCCGAAAACGTCGTTGGTCCCTCCGCTCAGGTCCTCTGCAACAAGGTCGCCAACGTCGCCATAGGCCCAACCACAGCAACCCAAATCGTTGCAGGCATCGCCGGTCAATCCATCTTCGTCTGTGGTTACCAAGTCAGCAACACAGGCGCAACCGGTAGCTTCACCCTCATCTCTGGTACCGGTTCCACCTGCACCTCCCCAACCACTATCATCACCCCACAGAACGTCACCTCCACAGCCCCAGCGACCTACAACGTAGGTGTAGCCCAGATGCAGGTCGCACAAGGCGCTACTCTTTGTGTCACCCCTTCAGCAGCCGGAATCGCCACCACCGTTTGGTTCTCCCAATTCTAGAAAGGCAGCCAATGTCATGACCATACTCCGCGACGCTATCGAACACCTAACGGCAGCCGAAAAGCTCCTTGAGGAACTAGGCCCCCTCGAAGACGCCACTGATAAAGCCTCCATCGAATACGACCAAACCACCTCGGCCCTGACCGAGATCAAAAGCCAACTCAATGATGCCAAGGCAGGACTCTCCATCGCTCACGTCAAGAACCTCCGCGACTACGAAGAATCCATCTTCGGCAAAGCTCAGCAATCCAAAGACCTCGACGCTAAGATTGCAGAACAGCAAACCCGCTTGGACACCTTAAAGGTCGAGGTCGCCTCTGCTGAAGCCCGGCATCAACAGATCGAAGACTCGATCAACTCCTTGAGGCAACGCATTGGCTGACATCTACCGAACAGAAGTTCCCGGTGGGATCCTCTACACTCCGATCGAAGTCTCGGCCTCAGGCACCCTTGTGTTCGGCGTCTCCGGGCGCAAAATCGTTGTCCTCTCCTTCTACTTCGTGTGCTCCGCTAACACTAACGTCAAATTCCAAACCTCCACAGGCGCCATTGACATCTCTGGCCCGGCCTACTGCATCGCCAATGGCGGCTGCGTCAATGGCTTCAATGCTGGAGGCTGGTTCCAAACCCTCGTAGGCGATAGCCTTCTCATCAACCTCTCTACAGGTGTCCCGATCGGTGGGAGCCTCAGCTATATCTTAGTTTAACCCAAGGAAAACACCAATGCCCAACTATGGCACATCCAACATAGCAGCCACCACTCCCACCCTAACCGCCGTCGCCACCACATCAAAAACCATGCTGCAAATCGCAGCGGCTACCGCTACCCTTCGTAGGGCCTTTCTCTACGAATGGACTGTAGGCCCGGGCTCCGTCCCCAACGCAACGGACTGCGAACTTGTTTGGACGGTAATCAAACAAACCACCGCAGGCACTGGTGGCGTAACCCTCACCATGAACGCCATAGACCAAGCTGACGCTACTGCTGGCTCTGTCGCCCTCGGTAACTTTACAGCCGAGCCAACCGGTGCTGAAACTGGCATTCTCGATACCCTCGGTGCCAACCAACGTGCATCCTATCGTTGGGTAGTCGCACCGGGTGGCCCTGGTGAACTAGTCGTCCCCGCCACCAACCTTGCCGGTCTAGGTGTCCGTACCAAATCCTCAACCTACACTGGAAACGCCATCGTTGGCTGCAAGTGGCGTGAGTGAACCATGCGCAAAGCTCTAACCGGCCTCGGGACCCTAATCGGCCCTTATGGCGAAATCACTGAATGGCCAACCTTCACCTGCGGTCATTGCCAAAACGTTCGGCGGGTCAAACCATTCTGTGACCCAGCCGACCTTGGTGGGCTATGCAAAATCTGCATGTCTGTTGTGTGTGAGGAATGTGTAGGCAGTGGCTGTGACCCATTTGAGAAAAAGCTCGAACGCGAAGAAGCCCACTACCATGCTACTCGTTGGATGAATGAGGTATCAACATGACCGTGGCTAACCCACAAACCCAAGCCATTCAAATCGCTAACCAACTAACGGGCCTGTCCTCTCAACTCATGGCCATCTACACCCAGATGGTCATCCTAGACGCAGCCTGGACAGATCAAGGCATCGCCAACGTCCTCAACGCCATGGGCACAGTGGTCTTGAACACAGATGGTTCGACTGGTACGGTGGATGTCTCTCCTAATGTCACTCACCCTCTCGACCCGGCTAAATATCCATCGCTGACCCGTTCGCTATCATCGAACCAGATCACGTCTCTGAAAACTATTCTGGATAACATCGTCACTTATGTGAACGGCAGCGCGGTGAGTGCAACGGCGAGTGCACGAGCTATCTTGAATACCTCTGTTGGGGGCTGATCCATGGCCGGGCCAAATTTCCTTTGGGGTAACGTCGGCACCGTCATTCATCTCTTGACGACGGAACTAAACACGCTCGGTGCAGTGGGTGGTACGGTTTATGGTCCTGAAGTTGGTGGCGCGAATAGCGCGCAGCGTGGTCAACTCTACTTGCACATTGCATCAAGCTCTCTAGCTTTTGTCGCGAACTCTTATGTCGGCGTTTACCTAGTTCCGTCAACCACCACAGCCTCTGGCGCGACCTATCCGACCTATACTTCTGGCGCGGCTCCAGTTTATTCCGGCAATGGTTTTGTCGGCAACATCAATATCAACCCGAAAACGCAGGCGGCCAACGTAGTTGACGAAATCCTTCCTGGCATCATTATCCCGGCAGGATTTTTCAAATGCATCCTGATTAACAATTCGCTTGCGCTTCCAGCGTCCGGCAACACTCTCGATCTCTATCCGACACCAACACAGTACTAAACGATGGGACAGATTAATCGCCTCAGCCGTGGACAAGCCAAGCCATACGCAAGCGTCCCGCGTATTGACTGGGCGCACCCGCTTGCCAAGAATCTAGTTTCCTATAACTACGATCTTGGTGGCCAAGTCATTGATCTGGTCACCGGCGGCATCGGTATAGAAACTGGTGGGACCGGAACACTTGCCAGCAGGACACAATCGAAATTAGGTTACGGGTATAAATACGCAGGAACTGCTTCCTGTGATGGTGCTGAAGCTGCGCTTCCAACTGTGAAAGCAGCTAATCTGATTACTACAGCGCCCTACGCTGTTGCGGTTGGAATGTTGCCAACAGGTTCTCCAACAGCTTCCACTTCAATCATATCGATCATGGACCCGGCCAATAATTTTGGCTTTCAACTCAATGTTCCCAGTACCGCAACTCAGTTTGAGGTCAAGTTTGCCGGTTCTGCAGCTACCCCCGAGGATTACATAACAGCAGCAAATACCAATTCAGTTGGTGTATTTCACACCGTAATCGGCAACGCGGCTACCTCAACCACCGGAAGCGTTTATGTCGACGGGAAGCAAGACGGGACATTTTCCGGAAACACCACAACGTTTACCTCATCGACGTACCAACTACTCTACAACCACATTTTCGTCGGCGGTAATAGCGGTAGCGGCGGCATCAACGGATTCGTCTATTACGTCGCCCAATGGAATAGAACCCTAACCGCCGCAGAGGCCTCCCTTCTTCATGGCGACCCCTACTGCCTCCTGATCTATCCAGAAGACGAGATGTTCGCGACGCTAGTTGGCGTCACCCCATCCGCAACAATTTGGGTTCCGCAAGGTGATAACAACGCCCTCATAGCTGCCACAACCCGCTCTAAAATCTCCGCTATTGCCCTAGCTGCCGGGGCAGTTTGGGTACCAAACGCGATCAGCAATCCACCCAATTCCCAGCCCGCTGGTTGGTACCAGCCTCTTAGCACACCGCTGCCAGTCGCCAAAGCTCAGTTAGGTTCATTCTTCGTTCCATTCAACACTCCACAAGTAGCCGTGAGCGCTCCGTGGGGTTGGCAATCAATCCCCTCTGCTGCACCCGCTATCGCGAAGGTCCCAACCACCTCCACCTTAACCTTTGTTGTTCCGCCATTCCCCGTGCCGAAGGGCTGGGAGTCCCGTCCACTCACCGCACCACCCATTGGTCAGGCCCAGCAGGGTTCATTCTTCGTTCCATTCAACACACTTCAAATCACCCCAACGCCATCTTGGGGCTGGTATCAATCTCTATCAGTCGCGCCCGCCGTTGCCAAGGTCAACGCTCCAAACCTACCCTTCATTACTCCACCCTTTGTGGTCCCTTCTGGATGGCAATCAACCAGCGCCCTTGCTCCACCAATTGCCGCGCCACAGTTAGGTTCATTCTTCGTCCCCTTTGACACCCTCCAACTCAACACCACTCCGTTTGAGTGGTACCAAGCCCTTGCCACCACTCCCTCAGCACCACCAGTCCAATCAGGCTCCGCAATCCTATCCTACAACATCGCGCCAATCATCAACACCATCTCCGGTATGGGTTGGTTCCAAATCTTAGCAACCACTCCGCTTGGGCCTCCATCTCAAATCGGCGCCACGTTCGTTCCCTTCGATACCACCCAGATCGCTACCGCCGTCTCCCCCTATGGCTGGTACCAACCACTATCCCTTGCACCTCTGGTCGCGCAGGCAATCTACACTCAGCCCATCTGGGTTCCAGCCCCGTTCCAAACCTTCACCCTTGCTTGGCAACAACCACTCTCCGCTGCACTACCAGTCGCCATTGCACCTTACACACAACCAACTTGGACTCCATCCCCGTTCACGACTTTCACTTTAGGCTGGCAACAACCTCTAGCAACCACTCCACTTGCACCGCTTATCCAGCTTGGCTCGACATCCCTTTCCTATGCTATCCAACCCCTTTCCAACACTGTTGTTGGCATGCCTTGGCAGCAACCTCTATCCACTCCAATCCCCATTGCTGTCGTTTACCAAAGCCCATCATTCGTTCCATACGACACGGCCCAAATAATCGTCACCACAACCCTCATCCAACGCACCCTTACCGGTGTAGGCTTATAGGAGACTTCAATGGCACGATGGAAACTTACTGAGCCGCATTATTTGAGCGTGCCAAGTGAAAGGTGGGAACATACCACAACCGATTCCCGTACAGGCAAACCAGTTCGAAAGATGTACAAGGTCCCAAAACATCTCGACCCACGGCTCGAAGATGACTGGAACTATCGACCAGAAAACAATAACATGGATGGCGAGATCATCGTCTGTTGGGAAGGTAAGGGTCTTTCTCGTGATATCATCTTTGAAGGCAACCCCACACCAGGAATGCTCCCAATCGACGATGAGGCCAAAGAGGTTTCAGGGAAATTCTCTTGGACCCCAACTCAAGGCATTGACGAGGACTCTCAACGTCAGAGCTTCTACTCTCGTCTTGGCGATACCTTGATTGAGCAAATGAGCGAACTCAAAGTTGCTCGGGAGTTGTCTCCAGTCAATTCGGGGATGGAGAAGTTCATGGAAACTATGCTCGTGATGATGCAGCAGAACCAGCAGATCCTTGCGGCTCTTGCAGGTAAGGCTTCCGTCCCGAACCAAGTCATCGATGAGGAACCGCCTTTAGATGAAGTCGAGCCTACCGAAGTCGAACTTGCTGAATCCTCGCGTCAAGCCGCTGAACGCCAAACTGCTTCGGAACAAAAGGCTCTCAACCGTATGGCTTCTAGGAGAATCTAAATGGGCTCCCAGACCGATCTAGACCAAGGTGGTACCTTCCGGCAGTACGAACGTATCTGGTTGGGCCCGTCAGTCGGCTGGATCAACGTCCCTCAACAGGCAGTGCTCCCCATCACCACAAGTGGGGCAGTATCCGTCTCCCGAGGAACCAATCTTGTAACAGTTAACTTCAATGGCTCCGTCACCCTCAATCTCCCTTCAGCCAAAGCCTCAGCCCAATCCCCTCAAGCCATCCCGGGCCAGTGGGTCTTGGTCCCCGTAACTGTAGTAGACATAGGTGGCTTCGCTACTGCCAACCCCATCACTATCAACCCAATTGGAGCGGAGCTAATCTCTGGCCTTGCCACAGTCCAACTAGCTACCGCCTACGGCTCGATAATCCTAAAACCAATCCTCGAAACAGGTGGATGGACCTTACTCCAATGAAACGCTTCCTCCTCGCTCTCGCTCTTCTCCTCATCTCATCTGGGGCCTTTGCTCAATGCAACGGCATCTTCGCCAACGGCACCGTTTGTGGCAACAACACAGGCACGAGCAACACCCCTAGAGCAGTGTCTCCAGCCTCTCTTCTTGGCGCTGCTGGAGGCACCAACGGTCAGGTTCAGGTCAATAGTGCAGGCATTCTTGCTGGTCTAACTAATACCCAACTCACCGCCGACATCAACCTCTTCACCACTGGCCTCTCTGGTGCAACTCCAGCTTCTGGAGGTGGCACTACCAACTTCCTTCGGGCCGATGGTACATTTGCGGTGCCCCCAGGTATAACCTCAGGTACCGTTACCAGCGTCACTTGTGGCACCGGTCTCAGTGGTGGCACGTTTACCACTACGGGTACCTGTGCCGTGTCGCTCACGACTGCGTCCAATTCTCTCGGCGCCGATGTTGCGATGAACAACACTAGTAACTATTTCGATGGTCCCAGCACGGCACAGGGTACAAGCGGGACATGGTTAGCAACCGGGACTATTACTTTTACAGACCCTACAAATCCTTCAAACGTTGATTGCAAGCTTTGGGATGGAACAACTGTAATCGCGAGTACCGAACAGAGATATGCAACTGCCGCCACTGGTGTATCGATTGCGCTTTCAGGCTCTTTGGCAACGCCAGCCGCGAATATTCGTATCTCGTGCAAGTCAAATAGTACGACAGCTGTCATCGCTTTCAACAAATCAGGAAACTCAAAGGATAGCACGTTAACCGTGATACGGACTCAATGAGTGAAAGGTGATCTGAAGTGACATTAATTGTACGCTTTATAGTGCTTATGCTGCTTCTACTAGGAACGAATGCCTGTGCCTCCCCACGCAAAATCTGGACCATCAGCCCGATCGAATGGAATGGTATCATGCAGACGCCGATCTGCCATGACGGACATTTCTTCTGGGATACCGTCACGCAGCCCTTTGCTAACCGCGAAGGCGTCCCTATCCAGATCAAGAAGATCACCATGGAGATCGCGGGCGCCGCTGGCCTGGAAGGTGACTACGCTTCGCGCTTATGGATTCAGGCAATGACCGGTCCTAGCTCCACCGCCATCTCAACGGGCTTCGAAGTCTACGGTTCAATCATGAACGACATCCCGCGTCGTGTCTTTGATTTCGGAGCGGATTATCTACCAATGGCGGCAAATGAGTTTCTCTGGTTCCGTTGGGAATGCGGCTACTTCCCACAGCTAGGATCCCACGACAACCATCAGTTCTTTCCCAGTTACATCATCGAATATATTTTAGCGCCATAACTCAGGACAATTTTCATGGCCGAACCAGAACACTCCGCTGAGGTCTACCTGAAGCGTATCGACGCCAATATGAAACTCGTTCGGGAGATGCTAACCACTGTTGTCACCTACATGCGTGATGCCGAATCTGAAGTCTCCGAAAAGATGCGCCGCTTCATCATGTACATGCACGATGTTCATGACATAGCCCACCTCTATGAAGAACGTGGCCTTCCTGTCCCTCGCCACGTGATGGCTGAATTAGAACGTTGCGACGACCGCTATCGCCAACTTCTTGAAGAGGCCCATATCGACGGTGGCGTGTTTGAGAAGGTCCGTAGGGACATGGCGGAAGACCCAGCCAATCGCTGGGACCACACGAGGCAACTATCTAAACCAAAGGAGAATGGAACATGAAACAAGGACGCGCAAGCATCTCAGGCCGTCACGACGGCAAGGTCGAGCCCAACCCCAAGTTCGTAAACCCAGGCGCCGTGTCCTACCTCGGCGAGAAGGTTGGCAACCACTCCACCGACACTGGAGACTTCACTTTCAAAGCCACCCCGTGGTCAGGTGGCCGCGGATACTCAGCCCCTTCGATCGGCCAAAAACGCCATAAGACCGGCTCACAAGGAGAGTACTGATGAAGTTTGATCTAAATGAAATCTCTGCCCTGCTTCACATTCACGAAAAGGCCGGTGGGCACCCCAAGCTGAAGCCCATCGCGGATGCGGCAATGAAGCATCTTGAGACTATGGCTGAGGAGACTTCGAAGCCAGTAGAGTCTGAACCCTCTAAGGAAGTGGAACAGGAAGATGATGGCAAGGAAAATCCTGCTGCAACTATTGAAAGGAAACTCTAATGTCCCGTCCTATTCTTGGAGGCTTCGGCTCCAACTCCCGTCAGCCTCAGGCACCCGTAGCCGATGACGGCGGTATCTTTCCTGATGATGTCAAAGACGTGATGAACTACTCCCCGCCGCAAGGCCCAAAGAATATAATGGACCCAAAGTCCCCGGGTCTCCACGGTAAGAACCATGGTATTGGCAATGGCTGTGAATACGATGGGGCCAAGTCTGGTTCCCCAGGCATCGGTGGCACAAACCACGGCTGCTGTGGATCGCAAGGAAAATATTAAATGACCGCACAGGTCGACATGGCAAATCGTGCCCTTCAGACTTGGGGGTCGCGAACCACTATCACAGCCGCGCAACTGGTGGCTAGCTCCAACAATGAAGCCATCCAGTTCAACATCATCTACGTCCCATTCCGGCGCCGTCTGCTCCGGATGGCGCCGTGGGCCTGTGCGTTCAACACTGCGGACCTTAACTTCATCACCTCCGTCCCTGGCACGCCGGAGAATACATCTGCGGCAACCCAACTTTGGCAAAAGGGTCAACCAGCCCCGCCTTGGGCTTATGAATACCAATACCCTGTTGACTGCCTCCGCATGTGTTGGGTCACTCCCCAAACCGCCGTGGGCTTTGCTTCTGGCGTCCCCATAACCACAGCCGTAACTGGTGGTTCCCCTTCCTTCTGGCAAGGCCCGCCGGTCAAATACAACATAGCTGTGGATCAATTCTTTGGCGTTCTCTCAGCCGTCGTCGCCACAGGAGGCTCAGGCTATGCCATCGGAGACACTATCACTCTTGCTCAAGCACCCCAAGGAACCGCTCCTGTTGGAGCCCCGGTGGTTCTTACGGTCCTTACAATCGGCGGTGGCGGTTCTGTTGCTACTGTTAGCGTTGTTAATGTCCTCCGGGGAGAGACTCCATCAGTTGGCGGCAGCTACTTCACGATTCAAGCTAATCCTGTTGCACAAGGGTCCTCTTCAGGCACAGGCATCGGTGCGACATTTACTCTCACTCAAGCCACAACTGTGACTGATCAACGAGTAGTGTTGACGAATCAAGAGTTCGCCATCGGCAACTACGTCAAAGACATAATCGACGAGAATGTCTTCGATGATGATTTCCAAGAGGCCCTATCCCTGATCGTTGGGGCACGGCTCTGCATTGCGCTTAGCGGGGACAAGTCTTTGGCGAACTCAAAGATCGCTGAGGCTAACGCCATGATAATCGAAGCCCGTGGCACTGACGCCAACGAGGGCCTTCGTGTCAACGATGTGACACCTGACTGGCTCCGCATTCGTGGAATAGACTTTGTCGAGGACTACAGCGGCCCATACAATACAGGTTTCAACTGGGGTAGCATCTGGCCTGGGTTCACATGAGCGACAATGTAATTCAAACTTCCTTCAACTCGGGCGAATGGTCCCCGTCCCTCTATGCTCAGGTAAATCTGAAGCAGTATCATTCCGGTGCGGCTCTGCTCCGGAACTTCTTCGTCGACACTCGTGGTGGCGCAACCACTCGGCCCGGCACTCGCTACGTTGCAACATGTAAATCCAACGGCATCGTCCGGCCCATTCCTTTCCAAGCCTCATTTACAGTCTCCTATCTTTTAGAGTTCGGTGGCGGCTATGTCCGGTTCTTCAATAACGGCGCACCGATTCTAGAAGCCGCAAAGACAATCACGGCTATAACCCAAGCCAACCCCGGAGTCATAACCTCCACTGCACATGGTTATTCCAATGGAGACTGGATCTTTATCTCCACCGTAGTTGGGATGACTCAACTAAATGGCAACACCTATATCGTAGCAGGTGTAACAGCTAATACCTTCACTCTCACCGACCTCTTTGGCAACGCTGTAAACACTACCACCTTTGGCGCTTATACCTCCGGCGGCACTGCACAACGAGTCTATACCATCGTCTCTCCCTATCAAGCCTCTGAAGTCTTCGGCATCCGTTACACTCAGAACGTAAATCAACTAATCCTATGCCACCCCAACTACCAACCATACGTTCTAACCCTTATCTCCTCTAACAATTGGACCTTAGTCCCTTTAGCTGTGGGCCCAACCATCGCCACGCCACCTACTCAATCAGTGACTACCACCTTAGGTGTTGGGACCGTCAACTATGCCTATGTCATAACTGCCGTTGACTCCAATGGCCAAGAATCTCCCCCAACACCATTTGCCGTTCTTGCTAATGCAACCGACATACGTACAAATCCCGGCACTAACACAATCGCCTGGACTGCCGTAGTAGGCGCGGCCAGCTACAACGTTTATCGAGCCCAGCCACGCTATACCTCTGCCGTACCGGTCGGGTCGCAATTTGGCTTTATCGGTAATGTCACCGGTACGAATATGATCGACTCCAACATAAACGTGGACTTCTCCCAGGGTCCACCTATTCCTCAAAACCCATTCTTCGGCTCCAGTGTACAATCAATTACTATGACTGGTAATGGTACTTACACTGTCATTCCAACATTAACCCTCACCGCCCCACCAGCTGGCGGCTCTCAAGCTACCGCCTCGGTCGTTGGTTTGCAATTGTTTTTGCTCTCGGTAGGAGCACAAGGCACTCGTTTCATTGTTGGTGAAATCTATCCAGTTTCTGGATCTACATCAACTATTATAATAAACAGTGTCGGTGCTCAAGGTCAGGTACTTTCTGTAGCGATTCAAAACCCCGGATTGTTTACCTCCGGCACGCCACCAGTTACTGCAACTTTTTTGCCTTATAGCGGCTTCGGTGTCGCCGCGTCTATAAATCTTGTTTGGGATGTTGCTGGTTTGCAAATAGTTGCTCCAGGCGCCGGTTATATCGTTGCCCCTTCTGTTACTTTTAGTCCTACTGGTGCAACTGCCACCACTACCCTTGGCGCTGGCAGTTCAGGTAATCCAACCGTTCCCGCCCTTGCAAATCAACGCCTTGTCCTTGCTGGGCCTGTTGGTTCTCCTGGTCAACTAAATGCTTCCCAACCCGGTAACTACTTCAACTTCAACATCAGCGAGCCGATCCAGCCTGATGATGCAATTCAACAGACCTTAGTTGCGGGGCAATTGAACACGATTCAAGCCATGATCCCTATGCCTGCAGGCTTAATAGTCTTTGGTGATAAGCTTGCTTGGCTAGTCAATGGAGGCAGCGCTGGGTCACCCTTTAGCGCCACCAGTCTTGTAGCCAACCCTCAAGCCTATAATGGCTCCTCTATACTACCACCAATCGTAGCCACATCCGATATCCTATACGTTCAGGCTAAGGGATCCGTAGTCCGCAACCTCGTCTACAACTTCTACACCAACGTTTACACCGGTACCGATATCTCCATTCTCTCAAACCATCTCTTTTATAGTCTCATCCTAACTCAATGGGCATGGGCCGAGGAACCCTTCAAGCTTGCTTGGGCTACACGTAATGACGGTCAACTTCTCTGCCTTACCTTCTTAAAGGATCTGGAAATCGTTGCTTGGACACACTCTGATACACAGGGTGCGTTCATTGGTGTGGCATCAATCACAGAGGCCTCTACAATTGGTAACGTCGATGCAGTTTATCATGTAGTCCAAAGGCAAATTCAAGGTGTAACCGTAAACTACATCGAGCGGTTTGTTGAACTAACCTACCCTGGGGATTATAAATCCTCTTGGCAAGTGGATGCTGGGATTGGCTACAACTCCACCCCAGCTGTAACCTTCTCTGGTGCTCAACACTTAGGAGGTCAAGTTGTTACTGGTCTCGCCGATGGAGTCGTCATCAACTTCACCATGCCCACTTCTGGCACCTTTGTCTTTGGTGGTGGTGGGACCGCGGGCCTTACCGCTATCGCTTCGGCCTCAATCGTCACCGTAGGCCTTTCCTTCCTGCCCCAACTCGGCACCCTTCCCCTCGATCTTGGTGAACCCACGGTCCAAGGCAAACGCAAAAAGGTCTCGGCCGTAACCGTCCGTGTCCGCAACGCCCTTGGCCTAACCGCTGGGCGGACCCTGGTCACAGGCGTACCGATGCAGGACCTTGTGCTTGGCAACGTTGGGACGATGTCCAATCAAATCGTAACAGGGCTGGTAACCGGTGACGCCCGCGTCATAGTCGATCCGCAATGGGACGTCTTTGGTCAATATTACATCCAACAACCCAACCCCTACCCAGCCTCCATCCTCGGGGTGATCCCAGAAATCGAAGTTGGGGATGCGAATAAATGACCACCATTATAAAAAAGCTAGATGAGTCACTATCAGAAATGATCTTCCAAGACTGCGGTCCTATCCTATCCCAACGCGAGAATGAAATGCTCGACTACTGTCAGCGTCTTGGCGAGGTCTATATTGGCTACGTCGACGGCGACCTCGTCTGCTGTTGGGGACTGATCCCGCCATCATTCCTTTCCAATCAAGCCTACATCTGGATGTGGGCCTCCGGCTCCGTGCCGCATCAGTTCCTTTTCGTCCGCCATTCACAACGGCAAGTGAAGAAGTTCCTTGAGCGCTACGATTCTATCGTAGGTCAATGCAAGCTAAACGCCCACTCCGCACAGCGATGGCTGAAGTGGCTTGGGGCAGAGTTTGGTGATCCTCGCGATGGCACTCGGCCTTTCGTTATCAATAGGAGCACCTGATGGATCCTATCTCTGCCATTGCTATTGGCAGTATGGCTGCAACCGCAGGTGGTGCTGTCATCAGCGGTATTGGCGCCGAAAAGACAGGCCAAGCCAACGCAGCTGCGTACCGTTACAAAGCAGGCGTGGCTCTTCTAAACAAACAGATCAACGAACAGAACGCTGCATGGGCTACACAAGCTGGAGGGGCCAAGGCTGAGGTCGAAGGCCTTAAGTCTCGCGAAGCTATCGCCTCAACTAAGGTGATCCAATCCGGCTCTGGCTTTGACGTTAACTCCGGCTCGAACGAAAGGGTCCGCGAAACCCAAACCGATGTGGCTCAGTACGACCAAAACGTCATTCGTTGGGACGCTGCAAAGACTGCTTGGGGGTATGAAACTAAAGCCACTACGGACGTGGCTGAGGCCAACCTAAATCAAATGGCCGCGTCGCAGGCTGAAGAAGCCGGAACCTTAGGAATGTTTGGTTCCTTCATCTCCGGAGCCGGGAACGTTGCAGGGAAATGGATGCAGGGTAAGTCAACGGGAGCATTTGGCTAATGGCACTGCAAGTACCGGGACTAGTCCCTGATCAAACTCCCTCAATGGGCGGCGCTCCTGAAGTTAACTTGGCTGTGCCGGTTGACGCCTTTGGTGGCGCTGTTGGCCACGCCCTCTCTGGCCTAGGCCACGACATCGAAGGCGCCAGCGACAAGATCTGGCATCAAGCAATGAACAACCAGAACCTCCAGAATGAAACGGAGGCCAAGTCTGCCGACGCCGATTACATGATGAAGGCAGGAATGCTGCACGCAAAGTTCAACGCAAAGGAGGGGAATCAAGCATCGACTGAAGCCCTTGAGGCTCATATCAAAGAACTGCAAGATCTCCGTGTAGCTACACGAGGGAGCCTTTCGAACCCTATGGCCCAGAAGATGTTTGACGGCTCTTCTCTTTCCTTCATGGGCCGGACTATCTTCAATGCCGCAGGCCACGCAGCGCAGCAGACTAAGGTTGCTGCAAACAACGCCTCCACTGCACGTGTTGCGGCTACGCAGGATGCAATCTCCGCTTCACCTACCGACGAAGTCACCTTTCAGCGCGGCAAGCGGGCTATTGAAAGTGAGGTCGAAGCTCAAGGTCGGAACTCTGGCTGGTCCGAAGATCAAACCTCTGAAACCTCGAAACAGAAGGTCTCCGAAACCTTAGCGAAGCGTACTGCCTCCCTTGCTCGTACTGATGCTATTGGCGCGCAGAAGATGTATGAGCAGTCATCTAAAGCTGGCGCGCTCTTACCGATGGATGCCCTAAAGGTCCAAGCCACCATCCAGACTCAATACCGTCAACAAGGTTCTCGGATCATTGCGGATCAAGTCCTCGCTAACGTTCGTGAAGGCAACGACGACGGAGACAAATCCCTATCCGACTACATCTCTGAAGGTATGGCTAAGGTCAAAGAAGGGGACCTAGACAAAAACGATCCTCTCTTCGGGGACTTTGTCCGTGAACGTATCACAGCCGATTACAACAGGCACAAATCCGTTATCCGTGATGGTCAACAGAACGCGGAGCAGACCGTCGCCTCAGCTATGATGACCGGAAATAAAGAAGGCATCCTTCCCAAATCCGTGGACGAACTGCGCCTTATAGATCCAAAGGTCGGCGATGCTTGGGATGTAATGAAGCCCACCCTTCAGCGAAAATACATGGCCGCGCTTGCTAAGAACGCTCAAGGTGAACGCGTAGCTTGGACAGATGATTCCCTCCGTTCCTACCAGCAGATGAAAGGACAAGCTCATGACGATCCCATTGCATTCCTATCTCGCGACGTTATTAGCGAAGCAATCCCTACTTCGGGAAAGCGAGAGCTTATCAATCTTCAACAACGCTTACGGTCCCAGTCTGAAAGCGATCCTCGTGTTGCAAGGGCTATATCAATCCTCACACCCGATCTCCGTGCGGCGGGGATTGATCGAGCATCTGATAAAGAAGGATACTACCAATTCGTTGGCGGCCTCCAGGATCAACTCGATCAGTTCCAAAAGGATAACAAGAAAGTACCAAAAGCTGAAGAGGTCAGAAAGATCGGCGCCCAGCTGATGCAAGAACAAGCGACTGGTCGCCGCGGTTGGCTCTACTTCACCGACGAAACCACTCCAACATACCAGCTACCCGTTCCAGACGAAGAGATGACTCGGCTCCGCAATGACCCGGACTGGGCCGCACAAGGCGTGAAGCCCACTGACAAAATGCTCGAACGGGTCTATCGGGCCCAGAAGTTCAGAGAGCTTTATGGTGGCTCTGCCAAGTCCGATAAAGGCAAACCTGGGGTATCATTCCCACCTAACGCACCGAAGTCAGAATGAGTGAAGTCAGAGATTATCTCGAAGCCTCTGGGGCTATGGCGAAGACCGCTAATGTAGCGTCGCTTGATGATGACCCGGAGCAGGCGGCACGATCGCTTGAGTTAGAGGAGGCTTCGGGAGTTCCGGCCACAGCCATCTTTGGAGATGTTGACACTTTCGAGCGACAGCACAAAGCAGCGATGGGTTCAGCCATCATTGCGGATAACGCTCACATAGCAGAATATCTTAACTCACATCCGATGGCGCCGCGGCTGTCTCATGATGACCTAGGTCAACTCGATACAGCTTCGCAGGCTATCTCTAATATGGGTGTGGAGAGCCGTCTCCAGAAATGGCTCCAGGATGACTCCATTTCCCAATCCTTTATGAAAGGCTTTGGCGATCAGCCGATCGACACTCAACGGTTCTATCAAGGCTTTGTGTCCAAGCACGACATCGACTGGGCCTTGCACACCACCCGACTCCAAGCCGCTACCGCTGGGGCTGCTTCACAGGTACTTGGCCTGGGTGAGATCGGCATGGAGGGCCTGTCTCGTGTAACCGCAGGCCTACTCCATATGGGCTTTGATGGAATGTCGGCCATCTTCGGGGAAAGCGCTGCCCGGGATCTTACAGCTATAGCTGAATTAGCCATGATGCGTGGGGACATCGGTGTCAAAGCTGGAGGAGGTGGCGCTGAAGGGCCCATGCGTGTTGGTCAGGCTGTTACTAAAGTGTTCAGAGATCTCCACAGTGCCCTTAAGATCTCCGATCATTACATCGAAGCCGGAGTGGAACCCCCTCCTGGAGTCCACCCACTTATCGATACCGCCAAAATAGAACAGGCCAAGCAAGATGGAAAAGCCCTCAAGGATGCCATTTCTGAAAGCGCCAAGTCTGCGACTCGTGATCGATCGCCCGATTACTACGTCAACTTCGTCCGCCAGCATGTGGGCGAAAGGGAGATTGGCATTTCGGCGGAAGCCATTCAGAAACTATATGGTGAGAAGATACCTGAGGCTGGAGATAATATTCTTGGGTGGGTGCCGGGGCTCGATGAGAAATTGCAGGCGGCGGCTGCAATAGGCGGTGATATCCGTGTGCCTCTGGCTGATTATCTCGCTAGGGTAGACCCAGATATAGCGAAGGAGCTTCACGACAACCTAAGGCTCCGTGATGGGGGACTTACGATAGAAGAGACCCGTGGGCTTCAGTCGAAGGAAGTCATCGCCGATCCCCTCCAACTGGTCCGTGGCTCTGGTGGCTTT